AAATCTTTTCCTCGCGGATTTTGTCCAGGTTTAAGTGCGTCATATACCTGCGCTCTTTCACCTTCTCGGACCCGACGCTGTTGTTCAAGATCTATACTTGGATCTCTAATTGCTGCTGCTCTATTTACGGCTGCGGTTGTCAGGCCTTTTGTTAATTTTCCGTCTGTATCACCTCGTGCCGTTGTCAAAGAAGTTTCAACTACTTTTGCAATTTTTTCGTTATCTCCGGATTTTATGGCATCAATTAATTTTTGATTTTTAAATGCGGCATTTCCTCCAGCAAATGCCATGTCATCCATTACTGCTCTAATATTAGGAGCTAGATTGTTATACGCGCCAGGTCCAAGTTTTTTGTCTATGTTACTTTTGGCTAGATCACTTAGGTTTGCTTTATCATTCGCATATATTTTTTCCATTTCCTCTCTTGATATACCTTGTCGATAATTAATTCTAGTTCCATCTCTTAATACAATTTCGCCTGTTTCTTTTTCTTTAGCAGTTAATAGATGACCACGCCCTATGTGTAATTGTGGGGAATCTTTATTTAAACTTGGTGGTGCTGGCGGTGTCGATGGCGATGCCGGTGGCGGTGGAGGGGCCGATGGTGGTGGTTGCATAGGAGTTGCCGTTGGAGGACAGCCTGGGCCTTTTCCATCAAGACAGGGTATTGTTATATCTGTACCACCCAATTTATTAGTAAATATACCTGTTCTTTCTACGGTACTTTGGTTTCTTTGCTGATTAGATTGGCGATTAGCCGTGGCTCTTCTTTCATCTTCTAATTTTTGCTCTTCTCTAATTTCATTTTGTTCTCGTGGATCAGTTGAGCCCGGATTGCCGCTGGGCGGGCGCCGCCTCCGGACGGGCGGTGGATTGCTTTGGCCGCTTTCTGGTGCTTGTGTGGAATTACCAGCAGGTGCTTGTGTAGAATTACCAGCATTAGCGGAACCACTGGCACTTTGTGACTGAGAAGGACGAGAATTTCTTCTGAGATAATCTTCATCTTCGTCAATACTTTGACTTTGACTCTGTATGTTTCTCATTGCCCGATTGACAACATTATTAATATCTTGTGCTGCTTTTTTAAATATTTCTGGAGACATTGCCATTTTTTTTATTTCCTAATTTTTTTAGCCTTGATCAGTTAGTTATTATCTCATTTGAGATTTTAAGTCTTTAATTCTCTTATTTTCAGCATCAATATAATTTGTCAAAAGTATGATGTATATATCTCTTTCCCAGGGTATCATGTTTTCAAGTTCAGTTAAACTATATTTGTGATGATGAATTAGTGAAAAATTAGTCTGAAAATAATTTGCTAGTGTTTCATGACCAAGGCTTATTCGAAAAAATTTGTTAGGCCCTCCAAAGGTAAGGAGTGATTAAATCCGCATTTTTGACATGTATGTACAATATTTGATTTGACGTATGGCATTGTATCAAAAAATTTTTGTATTTTATCAAAATTCGGTTTAGGAATATTTTCAATATACTCTAAAATTTCTTCTTTTTTCATTTCATTTAGATAATAGACATTATCTTTATCAAAAATATAATCTATGCAACTAATAATTATGTTTAGTGATTCATTTATTCCTAGTTTTTCTGGATTTCTAGAAAAAGTTCCTCTTAAAGAAATAGATGGATATTTCATTACAACACCAATATCTTTTGTAAAAAATATTGTTTTGTTATGATTTGGATCTTTTTCTATTGTAGCTGATAAAAGATCATGCTCAAATTCCATTAAATGATCGCAATATTCATCATCAACACCATTGTTAACAATATTTTTACATTTAAAAGACATCATAGTTTTTTCACTTATTGATTTTGCTCTTAAATGAATGAAAAAATATTCAATATCAAACGTAGACATTTTTTCAACATCAAAGTCTTTATCAATTATGCAATTCTGAGTTATTTGTTTTATTGCTTCTACAATATCTTTATCATTTTTGGTTTCTTGTGCCATCAAAAGAATTTTTTGTTCTTTCACCAAAAATGGTCGAAATTTTACAATTTTACCTGTAGATGGTATTTGAAACTCAAAATTAGGCAAATCAATTTTGGGCAAATTCATATTATATTCCTTTTAATTATTGTCCAATTGGAATATCTGTTACCGAATCACGCTGAATTGTTGGTATTGCAGTAGTATCGGTTCTTCTAGTTTGTCCGCTTTGTGTTGTGCATTCAACAACAGGAGGAGGAGTATCACACTCACACATGTTGGTATACTTAAAATATTCGTAAGTAAAAATAACTGGTAATTTTGCAACTTCCTCGCTTGCCCATGTCATGCTAACCGCACCAATCATTTTAGGATAGGCATCAACAAAAGTCATCTTAAATGATTCTTCGTCACCTATATCTCTGTCGTTTTTGGATTTTGTATCATAACATGTTACTTCAATATCACAAACATAGTCTTTTCTATATTTGAAATTATGATAAACATTTTGTATTCTACTGCCTGAGTTAAATGGTTCTGCCGGATAAGGATTTATGAAGTTCATCCAATTTTCAAATGTTACTTTTTCTTGCATTCCGCTAAGTTTTTTATTTCTTAAATTTGAAGAACATAAAAAAATTAATTGTATGTCTGGAAAAGATGATTGCATAGGATAATCTATAAAAGGACCATACGTTCTGTGAGGAAATGTTTCCAATGTTCTTCCCGGTAAATCTATTGCCTCACAACGAAGAGACAAGTCTTGTAAATTCATTAGACGACATGCTTCTTTTGTACTCAGGCATTTAGCTATTTTTGGAAATTTTACCTCATATCTACTTTGTCTTTGAAGGTCGCTATAATTGTTTAATCTCTCATAAAAATTTAGCCCAGATGGGCTTTTAAGTGATTTAAGCATTTGATCACCACGTCCGCAACAAAGAAGATGCTATCATGACCTTCTTGACAGTCTCATAGAAACTAAGATTAAAAGAAGCTAACTTTAAAAAAATATTTGTATACATGTTAATTCCATTTATTTAATTATTATTTATTAATAGTTTTTTATAAAACTTTCAACAGGTAGGTGTATTGCAGTATTCCACTCTTCAGGATTTATGGGTAAAAATCTTGATCTTACGTGTTGTAAAAGATATTTTTTTAAACATGGTTGAAAAGATATACCTGCATTTTTTAATACTTGATACGATGCTGCTATTCGTGTTTTTTCATTAAACTTTTTATCTGTTGCAAATTTAGATAAAGAACCAAGTAATTCTGCTCTAGCCCCCTGTGGAAGATAGTGTAAATTCATTCCTAAAAATGAATCCGAATATGTTTCAACTGGTATTACTAGAGGAAATAAATCATAAACTGGCAATTGTTTTTTTGATTTTGGATTATAACTAAAAAAATACATACTTCCTAGATTAAAATTGTTTTCACGGCGATTATTATTTCGCAAAAGTTCGTTTTTTTTTGTATCATCCTTTGATAAAATTGATTTAGGATTGTCCAATTCTCGAACTTTATTTTTGATCCAATCTCTAGCTTTTTTTGTATTTGTTGCTAGATTTTTTTTTGTTAATTCGTTTTGCGTTTTGTTTGTTTTTATCATGTATGTATTTATTTGATTCCTAGATCATTTTCCGTAAGCACTTTAAATTGCCATTTTCGATCAAGACAGTACTCTTCAGCTGCTTTCCATTTAGCCTCATTAATGCCCCATGTTACAACTTCAGTTATGTATTTTTCGGTGATACGATTTCTTTTTTGAGGAGGAATTGATTCTTTTTGGGGTTTTATTTCCCATAGCATTTCTTTAATTTTACCCTCCTTATCACAAACTTTAACGTAAAAATCAGGAAAATAACGATGAATTCTTTTATCTATTGGTGATATATATGGTATTATTATTTCCTCTGATGACCATTGAACTACGGCCGGATTTGAGTCAAGAAAAACCATTACACGACGTTCCCAAAGACTACGATAGATAATTCGTGTAGGATTGCCTTGATATTTTTTGCTATTTGTTGGAATAAATCGACCTTTATATGACATGATAAATATATTAAATTATACAGTTGTAAGGATATTTAGATGGCCGAACCAAGTAGATATACGTTACGAGAGGATGATTTAGGTTCAGGAACCTCAAGACCTGGTCAGGGAGCTG